GACTTCAATCAATCTTGGATGCGGAAAAGATTGAGTATGATGAAAAAGTCGTTGCAGAACTGGTATCAAAACACTTTCCAGATTTCCGCCGAGTCCTCAACGAATGCCAAAGGTATTCTACTGGAGGTAAAATTGATTCTGGTATTCTCGCTTCGTTCTCTGATGTATCCGTAAATGAGCTCATCAAACATCTCAAGGAAAAGAACTTCACGGAAGTCAGGAAGTGGGTGGTCTCCAACTTGGACAACGATTCTACTCTCGTTCTCCGCAGGGTTTATGACGCCTGTTATGATTCTCTTATGCCCGCCTCTATTCCTGCTGCCGTTCTTGTTATTGCTAAGTATCAATACCAATGTGCGTTCGTTGCTGACCAAGAAATTAACCTCTTAGCAGCACTAACCGAAGTTATGTGTGAATGTGAATTTAAATAAAGGAAAAGAAAAATGAATGTAAAACTAATTCGTATGTGGTCTGGTGAAGACGTTATTGCCGACCAAGTTGGAGATTTGGAAGACAAGATTGTTATTCGCAATCCTATTGTTGCTATTCCTGCCGGAAATGGTCAGATGGGATTTGCTCCTTGGTCTCCTCTATTGAAGGATAAAGATGTAGATTTGGAAATTTCTAAATCATATGTCGTTTATATTTCGGAAGCACAGGAGCAGATTGATGAGCAATATCAGCAAATGTTTTCTGTGATTAAAGCGCCAAGCAAAAAGTTAATTGTTTGATGATGATTATTTCTGAACAAGATGCTCAGTGGGCAGCAGATGAGTTTATCAAGTATTTCTCGCAAATGGGAAATATTGAAGACTATTTGCGTTTTGTGAAGAAAGAAGTTATTCGGGGAACTAATACTCTCGCTCCACTTCATGATGAGTTTTTCAATGAAGATATTCATCCTGAAGATATGGAGTTTGATATTAAGTTTATTGGGGATAGATTCCAACAATCTTTACCGCAAGAACATTATAATAATCTTCTTAAGGTAGTATCTTCCCATAATAATGAATCAAATATTCCTGGAAGAGAACTTCGTTGGATGGTATTTGAGAAGAACACCAAGAAAGTTATCGGGTTTATTCGTTTTGGTTCTCCTACCATTAACTCGAAACCAAGAAATGAATGGTTGGGTAAAGTTCCTAATCTTTCCATTTTTAATAGACATGCTGCGATGGGTTTCGTAATTGTTCCCTCGCAACCTTTTGGGTACAACTATCTTGGCGGAAAACTTCTTGCACTTCTTTGTTGCTCTCATTATGCGAGAGAAACTCTCAATGAAGTATTTGAGAAGGATATTGCTTTATTTGAAACCACATCTCTATATGGATCAACAACAGATGCATCACAGTATGATGGTCTTAAACCATTTATGAGATACAAAGGACTAACTGAAAGTAAGTTTCTTCCTCTTCTTCACGACGAAGCATTTCATACTCTTCATGATAGATTTACTCTTCTTAATAACAATACTCCTCTTACTGATAACAAAGCGTCTTCAAAGAAGATGAAGCGGCAGACAAAGATGATTTCTATTATTCGCAATTCACTACAAGATAAAGCAAAACTTTCCGAGTTTAATAGTGTAATTAATACTGCATTTTCCCTCACACAAAAGAAAAGATTTTATATCTGTGAGTATGGATATTCAAATGTCCGTGAAGTAATTCTTGGGGAACAAGAAGAACTTATTCGTGGTCCAAATTGGGATAAGTATCATTTGGAAAATATCGTTTCTTGGTGGAAGAAAAAAGCAACCAAGCGTTATGAAAAACTTAAAGAAGAGAATAGGTTCAGAACTAAAGTTGAACTTTGGACAGATGATGATGAAATTCAAATTATACGATGATGGAACTTAAGGATTGGTTAAACTCAATTAATTTTACTAAAGAAGATTTGTCTGAGGATATTAAAGAATATCCTGCCTTTATTATCAACAAGTGCTTATCGGGACAGATTGATTCAGTTCTTTTTGCTAATGAAATGAACATGAATCATCATCTTGATAAAGACATGCAATATTCTTTTTATCTAAATAGTCTTAGGAAAAGGAAGAGATTTTCTCCCTGGCTCCGTAAGGATAAAATCAAAGACTTAGAATGTATAAAACAATACTATGGTTATAGTAATGAAAAGGCATCTCAAGCACTGAAAATCCTGACAAAAGAACAAATTAACTTTATTAAAAAACGACTTGATATTGGAGGATCAAAATGACTACTACGGTAGAACCCACTGTAAATTGGTCTCAGGACCAAATGGTTGAGGTAATTCTTAATGAACCTGATGACTTTCTGAAAGTCCGTGAAACTTTGACCCGAATCGGAGTTGCATCAAGAAAGGAGAAAAAACTTTATCAATCTTGCCATATTTTACATAAGCAAGGTAGATATTTTATCGTTCATTTTAAGGAATTGTTTGCTCTTGATGGCAAACATGCAAATCTTACAGTAAATGATGTTCAGCGCCGCAATCGTATTGCACGTCTTCTTGCTGATTGGGGACTTATTACTGTTGTGAAAGAAGATTCTGTTGCAGATATTGCACCACTCAATCAAATCAAAGTTCTTTCATATAAGGACAAGGGTGATTGGATTCTGGAACAGAAATATAATATTGGTAAGAAAGGAAAAGGGGTGGAAACCGAATAAATAGTCTTGTGCCATTCGTGCGGCACTCTACAAAAGTCGGAACACCATAAAAAGAGGTTCGGTTTTACCGATACCTCTTTTTTTCGTTTCTTGTATAATTAGTATTGGATGCCGTAAGGGTCCGCAAAACACAAACTCGCTTTTAAAGGAGCTACTATAATGAACAACCTCACAAGGTATACTGCTTCGGATCTTCCTGCCCTTATGGAAAGGATTACTCGTAATAGCATCGGTATGGATGAATATTTTGATCGTCTGTTTCATCTACATGAAACAACTTCCAACTATCCCCCATATAACCTTGTTCAAGTAAGTAACGTAGAATCACGACTTGAACTTGCACTTGCGGGATTTAAAAAGAAAGAAGTCTATGTCTATACACAAGATGGAAAACTCTTTGTCGAAGGACAAAAGGAGGATAAAGAATCCGATACCAACTACGTCCATAAGGGATTGGCTCAACGATCTTTCAAAAGAGCATGGACAATGGCAGATGATACAGAAGTCGCAGATGTATCCTTTGAAGACGGACTCCTCTCTGTCAACTTGAAAAAGATTGTTCCGGATCATCATAAGAGGAAAGATTACCTATAAATAAAAATAAAAAATGAAAACCTTCCAGGAATTTAATGCTATCTTAAAAGAAATGAAAGGTGATTTTGGTGCAGATGCAAAACCACCTAAAGCAAAGTGTGGTTGGGCAGGAACAACAACTTATGCTATGCTTCCCGGAAAGAAAGTGTGTAAGTTCAAAAGAAAAAGATAAATACTTTTGAATATCGTCGGCGCGAGGAGCACCTGGCAAAATCCAGGTTGACTCCTCCTTTTTTTCTGCTATAATATTAGGGAGGTATGTGATTATTATGTCTGTAAGATTAGCACTGTTGAGATCTGGAGAATATGTAATCTCAGATATAACTGAGATGATTAAAGATGAAAGAATGATTGGGTATATTCTAACAAAACCTTGTGTTGTTGAAGTTAAAGGTACAACACCTGTTTCTAGAAGTATTCTTTCTAAGTCAAACTCGGCTAAAAAAACTTTAAGTGTCAATTTATTCCCATGGATTCCATTTTCTTCTGATGAGGATGTATTGATTCCTATGGATTGGATTGTTACGATTGTAACACCATTTGAAGACCTTATGGAAATTTATCAAACGGATGTGTTAAACTATGGAAAAGAAAATGACGAAAATACTATCACTGATGAACAATCTGATTCTGATCAGTCAGATTGAAGAAGTAGGCGCTGATATTGGAGAACCTGATTGTAAACTAGTCAGTCCATTTGTCGTTAGAAATGACAAAACAATGGAACCATTTCTTTGTGGATACACAAAAGAAAATACATTTATGATGAGTTCGGACAAAATTCTCACTCTTGCCGATCCAACTCCTACTCTACTTGAAAAATACGAGGATCTTATTAAAGAATGAGTTTGCGATTTTACACAAACGTTCAAATGGTCGGGGATCACTTCTTGATTCGCGGTTATGAAGGTGGTAAACACTTTATGACCCGTGAGAAGTTTTACCCGACTCTTTTTGTCCCTACTAATAAAAATACAAAGTATAAAACTTTGAGTGGAGACCCAGTAGAAGAAATTAAACCTGGTACTGTTAGGGAATGTCGCGAGTTTATTAAAAAGTATGAAAATGTAGAAAATTTTAAGATCTATGGTAATACTGGTTATATCTACCAGTATATTTCGGATACTTACTCTGAGGATGAAATTAAGTTCGATATTAATAAAATTAAAGTAACTACTCTTGATATTGAGGTTGCATCTGAAAACGGGTTCCCAGATGTAGAATCTGCATCTGAAGAAATTCTACTGATTACTATTCAGGATTATGCGACCAAACAAATTCGCACCTGGGGATTAGGACCATTCAACAATAAGCAGGATAATGTCATCTATCGTTCATTTTCTACAGAATATGACCTTTTGAATGATTTTATCAATTGGTGGATGATTGAAGAGAATGCGCCTGAAGTTGTGACTGGATGGAATATTGAACTTTATGATATTCCATATCTTGTTAGGAGACTTGACCGAGTTCTTGGTGAGAAATTAATGAAGCGCATGTCTCCATGGGGACTTGTGACTGAAAGTGAAATATACATCTCTGGCCGTAAGCATACATCGTATGATGTTGGTGGAATTACTCAACTTGACTATCTCAACCTCTATAAAAAGTTCACTTACAAAGCACAGGAGTCTTATCGTCTAGATTATATCGCTGAAGTTGAACTAGGCCAGAAAAAACTAGACCACTCTGAGTTTGATACTTTCAAAGATTTCTATACCAAAGGTTGGCAGAAGTTTGTTGAATATAACATCGTTGACGTAGAACTTGTTGACCGAATGGAAGACAAGATGAAGTTGATTGAACTTGCATTGACTATGGCATATGACGCTAAGGTTAATTATGCTGATGTGTTTTCTCAGGTTAGGATGTGGGATACTATTATCTACAACTACCTCAAAAAGAGAGACATTGTTATTCCACCAAAAGTCAGATCTGAAAAAGAAGAAAAATATGCTGGTGCTTATGTAAAGGAACCAATTCCTGGGGTTTACGATTGGGTCGTGAGTTTTGACTTGAATTCACTATATCCACATTTAATCATGCAGTATAATATTTCCCCAGAAACTCTTATGGATGAAAAGCATCCATCAGTAAACGTGGATAAAATTCTTAATAAGGATCTCACTTTTGAGATGTATAAAGATTATTCTGTTTGTGCGAATGGGGCAATGTTCCGCAAGGACGTTCGTGGGTTTCTTCCTGAGTTGATGGAGAAAATTTACAATGAACGTGTAATCTTCAAGAAGAAAATGCTTGCGGCAGAGCAAGAATATGAAAAGAAAAAAACCAAAGAGTTGGAAAAGGAGATTGCTCGATGCAATAACATTCAGATGGCGCGTAAGATTCAACTTAACTCTGCCTATGGTGCTATTGGCAATCAGTATTTTCGTTATTTCAAGTTAGCAAATGCGGAAGCAATCACTCTTTCTGGACAAGTTTCAATTCAATGGATTATGAATTCTATGAATTCTTATCTGAATAAAATTTTGAAGACTGATGGTGAAGACTATGTTATTGCTTCAGATACTGATTCTCTTTATATTAATATGGGTCCTTTGGTTGACCGTGTATACGAAGGAAGAGAGAAAACTACTGAGGGCATTGTTTCGTTCCTTGAT